CAAGATCTTGCTGTTTATAAGGGTTATGCAAAATACACCGGAACGTTTACGCCTCCAGGTCCCCTTACATAAGGCATGTCAATTCTTCAATTACGCCCGCGCCCGCTGACCCCACTAGAGAACAAGGTTAAAGCGTCGGCATTTCATAGTCCTGCGTTGTATTGCAGTAGTGCTTCCAAATAACCTCAGCCGTATTGCCGGCCCACTTTGCGACTTGCGCCACGGGTATTCCTGCCTCAATCCACCGGCTGATTGCTGTGTGGCGCAGATCGTAAGGCCGGTAACGGTGACTCGTTAATCCAGCAGTGTGCAATTCCTTGGCTCTGTCATAGAAAAAACTCTGGAACGCATACCTGTTGTACGGGAAAATATATTCATTGTCCTTGTCTACGGAATCAAGAATTTCTAAACACTTTTCGTTTAAAGGTACAACACGTTTCTTGTTTGTTTTTGTAGAAAACTTCAGGCCATGCGTAAGGGTGTAATTGCAATGGATCAATAACTTCCCATCCTTTAGGTCAGTCCACTTGGCAGCGCGAACTTCACCTGTACGCATTGCTGTCTGGAGCATAAATTCAGAGTAAGCCGACCAACGTGCGCCACATTTTGTTTGGCGAGCTTCTAGAGCAGTGAGTAAAAGCGCTACTTCGCTGCGTGGAATTACGATGATTTCTTCATCCATCTGGGGCGCCTTAGGCATCCGAAAACTGGCAATCGGATTTTTAGGCAGGTAGGCAATGTCTTCGCTGCTGGCCCAGCGATAAAGGGCCTTGACATACATAGCCACCCTGCGGCTGGACTTGACGGGCTGCTGGCTCAAAACCCATGTAAGAACCTGCCTGCCTTGCTCCAGTTCTGTAACCGGACAGCGACCGATCCACTTGTCGACTTGCCTGTAGTCCGCCATGAGACTGGTGGGACACAAGACAGCAGAACGCTCTGCGTGGAACTCGGCCCATGCGCTTTGGAGGGTGTGTGGCACAGTAGTCGCCTACAGGGCCGAGTAAAGTACCGCTATACGTGCCTCCTGTCTAGGTCCAGTACAGATGTTCCTGTTAGACGGCAAGCCACTGAGCCCAGATGTGGCGTTCACCCACGACGGTGTTCAGTACCCCGCCAACTGGCTCCGGCTTGCTACTCCCGAGCAGCGTGCAGCGATCGGCATCACCGAGGTGCCCGATCCCGCTCCAGTCGATCAGCGCTTCTACTGGGATACAGGCATCCCCAAGGACCACACCCAACTGGTCGAGCAGTGGACGCAGCAGACCCGCACCACCGCCAACACCCTGCTGGCACCAACGGATTGGATCATCATCCGCGAGGCTGACAACGGCAAACCTGCTGATCCCGTGCTACGCACCTGGCGCGAGGAAATCCGCCTTGCATCAGGCAGCAAGGTCTACGAAATCAAGCAGACAGCTGACACCGCTGCACTAGCTGCTTACATTACCGGCGCCGACTACCCAGCTTGGCCCAGTGATCCCTACGCTCCTGCTCAGCCTGCTCCTACTGATGGGGTGGAGTTTTCTGGCAATGGCGTCACTAGCGGATTCTGATCATGGCGGTAAAAAGTAAAACAGCTCTTGGGCGCGTCGAGCACAAAGCCGGACGTCCAAAAACAACTTCACAAGGTTTTGGTCAGCACAGCCGTCCACGCCGTCGCGGCAAGAAAAAGCTGGTCGGCCAAGGGCGCTAAATTAGTAAAAAGGTCGGCGGTATGCCTCGCAATGGAACACCACGAGGAAGTACATTCCGCCGCACCACAACAACCTAGTCTGATCAATCAGGCTGTACCGGCATTGCTTGCTACGGCTGTGGTGGGCTTAGCCGGTCTTTTTATGCAAGTTGCCAAGCTGGATCAATCGGTAAACACGGTTGCCGCCGATATTCAGGAGTTAAAAAACGACAGCAAGGAACGGCTATCGGACCTTGAAGGTAGGGTTAGGTACATTGAAATGTCGATTGGCAAGAGCAAATAACAGCTTTACACTGAAGGAAACGCGATTCCGCCATGGATCCGACCACTGCTGCTGTCATTGCCATCATCATCGCTGCTGGGTCTGAAATCATCAGCCTGCTGCCGATCAAAGAGAACGGGTGGATTCAACTCATTCTTAAGGCGCTTAAGGTGCTATTCCCAAAGCGCTGAAAGCTGACACGGTATGGCTGGCGCGATTTGGCCAGAAAACTTGGCGTGATCAACTGCGTAAGGCTGCGCAAGATTACAAGTTTGAAAAAACGCTGGGTCCACGGCTAGATCGCGCTGAGGCCGATTGGCATAAGGCACAACCACAGGAACCGGCGCCTGTCATCGTGCATGAACTACCCGATCCTGAGCTACAGACTGGTGATAGCCGTTTGCTTGGCGGCGCCATGAGTATTCACGCACCTTGGAGCGATGACGCAAAACGCAATCAGGCTGATTGATCTGTTTCGGTATTACAAGGCATTACCGCATCAGATGGCTGCAATTACGGAATTGGAATCCGTGATTTCAAAGGCGAATCCGCATATCTTTAGCCGTGATCAGAGCTGGTTCAAAACGTGGAGTCAAAGCGGAAAACAGGAAGACAATGATCTACAGCCAGCACTGGAGCTGATTAAGAAATTTGAAGGTTCCAGGCTTGAGGCGTATTTATGTCCGGCGAATGTCTGGACAATCGGTTATGGCCACACTGGCCCGAACGTAAAGCCTGGGCTGAAGATCACGCAGGCAGATGCAGAGGCGTTATTGCTGTCTGATGTTGAGCGCTTTGCGCGTGCTGTTGATACGTGGATCAAGGTAAAACTGAGCAATAATCAACGTTGCGCCCTGATTAGTTTTACGTTCAATGTGGGCATTGGTGCGCTGCAGGAAAGCACACTGCGTAAGCGTTTGAACAACGGCGAGGATGCCGTCAAGGTGGCAATGGAAGAGCTGCCACGGTGGAACAAAGGTGACAGCAAGATCCTTGAGGGTTTGGTGCGGCGTCGCAAGGCAGAGGTTGATTTGTTTTGCCGTGGCGTGAAGCCTTTGACTGATGATGTGAAGTTAACGCCCAATAAGCCGTTTAGCTTTAAGGTGACGCCACACATTGCCTATGGCGAGCTGGCATTAAATGAAGAGGCCAGACGTTTTACTAAGCAACATCAGTGCGATACGGCGATTGTTCTGTGTAATTTTCTTGAAAAGGCTCGCGTTGCGTTTGGCAATAAACCCATTGTGATTACCAGTGGATATAGACCGCCGAAGGTAAATGCATCTGTAGGCGGTGCATCTAGATCGGAACATCTTTACGATGCGCCTGATACTGGAGCTGTTGATTTTTACATTGAAGGCGTCAATATTTACGATCTTCAGGAATGGTGCAAGGCTCACTGGCCGTTCAGCTTGGGGCTAGGTGCGCCAAAAGGTTTCGTCCACTGTGGAATCCGCCCCGGTCGGCCTAAAGTCGTTTGGATTTATTGATGCCTCGTGCTGCTGCCTGATTCTGAGATCCGTGCCCTGTGCCAATCTCACGCTCTGATTCATCCGTTCAATCCTGATCGCCTAAATCCTGCCAGCTATGACGTGGCGCTAGGGGACAACATCATGATTGAGGTGGCCGAAACCCCCGAGCTGATCAGGCACAGCATTAAGACGCACACCAAGGAGGATCCGTACTGGCTGCAGCCTGGTGAATTCATCCTTGCCGAAACACAGGAGATTTTCAACCTGCCTGATAGCCCGGCGATTGCCGCTCAGTTTGTACTGAAATCAAGTCGTGCGCGCTCTGGTATTCAGCATATGTTGGCCGGATTTTGTGATCCTGGCTGGCATGGCAGCAGGCTGACACTGGAATTAAAGAATGTGCGGCGAAAGCATCGTGTTGGTGTTTGGCCGGGTTTGCTAATTGGTCAGATGGTCTTTATGCCACTCAGCGATGACCCTGAAAAGTCTTACGCTGAGGTTGGGCACTACAACCGACACGAAACCGTAATGCCATCTTGGGAAACATTTAAGACTTTCCCGAGCGTTAATGCTTAGCCTGTAAAAGGAGAGATGGGGATCACCGCTCAGTGCCAAGGCTGGGCGGTTTTTTATTGCCTAATGATCTGGCCCTTGTTGACGCCTTAGAAAGCAAGGCACATCAGGATCCTGCAGCATATGCAGGCTGAACTCATCGGCATAACGATCAGCGCACCATTTCTGAGCGCCGCCTACGGTGCGGAATGGTCCGACTCGTGTTCCGTCAGGAAGCTTGACGTAATAAGTCATTTTCGTTGTAGTAGCTACCGTTTAGAGAACCAAGCGGTCGCCTGGTGGTTGAACACATTGACGGTACAGAGCTTGTACGCAAGCACGAAGCAAAACGCCGTTTCCGTGATCAGATCCTGTTGCATTTCAATTATCACTGCGCTTATTGCTTTGAGCCGTTAGGGCGTTCCCCAACACTTGATCATGTAATCCCAAAAATCAAGGGCGGCACCAGTGCAATGAATAATTTGGTTGCCTGTTGTTTTGGGTGCAATATGTCAAAAGGACATAAGGACTGGCGAGTTTGGTACAGAAATCTGCCGTTTTGGTCGGAGATTGGGGAGGCAAGAATTATGGATTGGATTAACAGGGATTAAGGGCAAGTCATCTGATGAAGATAAATTTCAGCTTGCCAGAGATCAGAGGTATAACGACAAACTCCTTTGTAACAAGTGCGGTAATACATTTCTCCACCTTCCGCAGGTTCTAGAACTTCGATGTAACTACCGTCTTCAAAATCAGTCCGGCTCAAAATTGTCGGTTCCATCGTTGTACAGGCTGCATTGATTAGCAAAACGACCGTTCGGGAAGCTCTTGGCCTCAGGAAAACCAAGCGAGCAGCCGTTTCCTCCATTGTGGGTCAGGGTTGGTGCCCATTGAATGCAATCCCAGCAACGAAGGCCTGTAGGTTCAGGATCTTCTAATGGTTCAAGCTTTTCACCGGCTCTGAAGGCTTGATAAATGTTGTTGGCCCGCACAAAGGCAAGCCGTAATTCTTTGGTGTGAAGATCCACCTCTACCTGTTGCTCTGGCCGTGGGCCAAGGCGTATACGACAGCGCCAGTTCTCAAACAGCTTGTGCCGTTCAAGGATCAGTCTGTTATTGAAGAGGTGGATCACGATCAGTCTTCCTCGCCGTAGGAAGGCATATGGAAGAGGCGTTCAAGGTTGAAATGATCCGGTGGCATTTCATCTGGCGCCTGGCCTTCACGGAACGGATCGTTTAGATCACGCACGATGTAGGTAACAGGTGTGTGGCGCAGACGGATTTGAATGGTTCCGACCCGAGGGCTTTTGGCCAGCACTCTGAAACACCAGTTTTCAAAGCGATTAAGGAAAGGAACTTTGATGGCCATGTTCAGGGTTTTGGCGGAACCAAATACGTTGTTAGAAGGGTGATAGCAACATCAGCGTACCGATTAGCCAGCTCGCTGTCAGTACCACCAACAGCACGGATGAGATCAGAACGGAAAACGTTGTAATCAAGGTCACGTAGGTTGCTGGCGACTTCACGAGAAAATTCATCCCAAAGGCCGGTGTAAAGCTGATCGTTGCGGCCTTTGCGTTGGTAAATCATGTCCATGAAATCAGCACGGCGTTGGTCAAGTTCAATGGCGGTCAGCATAGTTTTTAGCGATTGCAAGGGCTTGGGAACGGGTATCGCAGAGCGGGCCGTACCAGACTGAATTGCCATCCCAGCACCAAGGCTGAAAGGCAGACATGACACCGTAACCAACCCAATCAGCTCCATAGCAGTGATGCCGTGGACTGTCATATCGGTTGGCTTCCGCTTTGATCGGTGCCATTGGCTATTGGGCAGTTTGCCGTTTGATAGCGAATAAACGGCTGAAGCGCAGCGTACATACGAACACAGTCGTCAATCGTGTGATTGTTGAACCGTGGCGCCCAGTATTCAGCAAGGCATTCAATCAGTACAGCTTGGATTTCGCTGGTAGAGGTGACAGGCTGCTGCGAAGGATGGTTCATCTATGGCCTCGGGGAAGCCGTAGGAACATTCACCGTGACGAAATTCCGCACAGTTTGTACAGAGTTTGGCGCGGGCGACGTAATCACGGCGGACTGATTCTTTGACGCGGACTGGAATACGTGGAATTTTAGGGGCAATGTCTGTCCATGATTTTCCGTTGCGTATTAAGGAAATCGCCTGCCGAGTTACATCTAATTGATCAGCCAGCTCTTGATTGGTTTGAGTTGACTGCAGGATGTAAATGATCTTGGCAGGCGTGAGCTTTGTTTTATTGGTACGCGCCATTGAGTGTGGGTAGTTTTACCTCACTGTGCTTGTCGGGTGTGATCCAGCGAAGGTCGTTATAGACCGGTCCCCATGTTTCAAAGGCGAGTTGTTTGGCTTCAGGAAAGCCACAGGCCACCACCCAGTCGTAGACGTTGATGGATGGAATGGTGAAATAAAAACGACGTGGTTGTGGTTGCATGATCAGCGGGTTTCGATGGGTCGTTTGGAGAGGTAAAGCTGTGAGACTTGATAAGTTGCGCCTGTGGCAAAGCTTTGAACGAGGTAAGTGGGCCATGAGCAGCCTTCTACCTTGCTGATGACTGTTGCTTCAACCTGAGGCCAGCCACGGACATAGCAAGGCATTCCGGGATAGAAACGCCACAGGTCACGCTCAACTCTGACGCCGCGTGCATTGGGCGACATTTTGTAGACCTTTTGACCGGTTGGGATGACAGGTGCCACCATGCCGGAGCACTGAGCAGTGAGAACAACGAGGCTCATTTTGTGGTGGTGTAGACGGCGTGTTGAGTACCGCTGTGGTGAGCGGTTTTAAGAGTTAGGCCATCGTGAATGATGGCGCCGAAGATAAGGCCAGGGATCAGGATTTGCAGGATCCCGCAGAGGCAATTTTTCATGGTGTGGTGTGGGTTGTCGGTTGGCCGGATCGCTCCGGTTGGGTGAATGGTAGCGACTATTCGGGCGGAGTAAACCCCTAAATTCATGGTGTTGCAATTCGTTACCTTGCCCCGTGTCTACCGTGAATGTGATATGCACTTCAAACCATGGACAACGAAGCCTGGCGGTGGATGCAACTCAAGCCAGATGCCACTAGCGCCTTTCAAGTCGAAAAAGAAGCCCGGCGCCTAGAGAACACCCCAAACGCCGGGCCTATTGCTGCTCAGTTGTATCGCGCTTGGTCTATGCAGCAGACCTTGCTACAGCAGGCCACCAACCGTATTGCAGCTTTAGAGCTGCAGTTGATGAAGACAGGCAATCAGGCAGACACCTGAACATCCTTCCACGTCTTGCCGTATTTGATCAGGTTGACTGTGGTGACATGTACGCCGTAATCGTTGGCGATCTTTTGCGCTGATTCATTGCCAGCAGCAAGACGGCGTTTGATTTCAGCCACCTTGTCAGGATTTAGGGCTCCGCGCTTGCGCTTGGCCTTACGACGCTTGCTAGTCAGGGCGGTTGGCTGATCGTGCTCGGTTACAGCTTTGGGCTGTGCGGCGCCGCCAGCTTTGATGACCTGCGCTGATTCGATCAACCGTTGGATCTGGCCAATGCGGTTGTTCAGTTCGACGACTTGAGAATCGGTAAGGATGATCATGGAATCCATCAGAAGAGATCGGTTTGGGCTTTGGGACGATATTCGCTGATTGCCATTTTTAGGTATTCACGACCGGATTGTTCGGCTGTGCGAGGCATCAGGCTGGCGCGAATTTTTACACACGATTCGCCGCGTTGGTTTTGCACTGGATTTTGCTTGAGTGCCCAGTTGTAAAGCTTCTCAAGTTGATCCACTGGGATTTCAGCGATTGACCAGTAATTACCTGGCTTATCTTCGCTGGGCATACAGTTGAACCACAGTGTGAATTCGTTTTGCGGGTAATCAGCCATTGTTTGTAAGGAAGCTTGAGATGATGTGACGCAAGGCTTGATTGATGTTCTGACCTGATTTGGCGCAGTACACCTTCAGTTGCCGGTAGGTATCAGGCGGAAGTTTGGCCGCAACGATGGTGCGGTTTTTTCTCCGATTGATTTCCTCTTGTGTTTTGGGCCGTCGCCCTGTCATGCGGGATTGTCAGCGATGTACTTGGCAATGAACTCCTTATGTTCAGGGAACTGGATGCGGTCAGCGATACGCGGCGCCATGATCTTGAACTGCTTTTTGAAGGCAGTAATCAGATCATCACGTTTTTCGTAACCCTTGACCCAACCCTTGATTTCCTCAACCTCTTCATCGGTCAGAAAAACGACCTTTGATTCAGCCTTGGATTCGGTCTTGGTCTTTGCCTTGGGTTGAGTGTCCTGCACTTGGGACGGTTGCGCCTTGGGCGTGTCCTGCTGCAGGGCTGGCTTGGTCGGTTCTTCGCGGTGCGGGTTTTCTATGGCTTCCCGTGCCCAGAGTTGCCATGCAAGGCCGAATTGCGCGGCTGCAGCAGTACAGAGGCAACGCCGATGAGCATCAGTGAGATCACGGGCAGTGACCTTTTCAAACGCGATGGCGTTGTTGCGGTTATCCATGATCGCCTGCGGGAATGGCGGCGTATCGGATCCGTTGACGTGTTCAAAACACCCGACCACATAAGCGGTTCCGTCGGGAGACTTCCAGACATGGCCGGTTTCTGGGTGAGCCTTGAGCGCAAACTGCCAGCCAGGCGCATGATCATGGAGTAGGTGGGCAACACGGCACCAGTTGACGTAATCAGCGGCGTAGGAGCCGGTTCCTTTGGTTGATACGTCTTGCTGCGTAATGATGCCCCCAAGATTGGGGTAATCGGTCATAGGGATTGCGCGGGTTGTGTGGTGATCGGTTGAGGACGGGCTTCGGACCCATCAAGAGTATACCCTTAAATGCAAGGGCTGTCTAGATCCTTTCAAATCTGTATCCGGCAGTCTTATGTCCTTTGTCAACCGCCCGCGCAATGCACTGCCTTACAACAAATACATCACGAGCAGCGGCTCCCATGCTTGGGTAGATCTTGCCAGTTTCAATACAGCGCACACGTTTTTGTTTCCATTGCCGATCCGGTCGTTTCGGGTACTTCCGCAAGATTTCCTTTGCCCATCGTGAATCTTCTAGCAACATCTGAAGGCCAACCTCATTAGCCCCGCCAAGACGTGAAGGATGATGGCGTGCAAAATCCTTGAACATCTTGGTCGTTACATAATTAAACGTTTTCCTTTTGCTGTCGCGTCGGTATGTTTCAAGTGGATAATCCTTAAGACGCTTCCAACCCGCAATGGTGTCTCTGGATAGCCCAAGCATCTGGCCAAGTTTCATAAATGTATAAAACTCAACTGTTGGCCGGTTGGAATAGCCAAGCGTTCTAAGTTTTTTATCTATTGCGTGTTTGCTGCGATCAGGTAGCCCATTAACACGTGCCCATAAATTAAACGAACGAACAAGCCGTGACAGCGGCATCGTATTGACGTGATCAATTAGCCAATCTGTTTCTTCCTGCGTCCATAGCCGGACCCGTGTTCGTGGCTTATTGGCGCAGCTACTACTGCAGGTTTTTCGCGTTGACGGCCTGCCATTACGCAGGATTTTGATGTCAAATGCAGTGCCGCAAATCTTGCAAATGCGGACGTATTTTGATGCGTTCACAGTTTGTTAAGAGTGATCAGGGCTCCTGGTAATTCGCCTTCGTTGGCGTACTGTTTTGTGGCTATCAACGTCACGACCTGTGAATCGTCTTTGATCAACACATTTGTAATCCCGTCCAAAGTTGAGCGGCAAAGCTTATCAAGATCAGGTTTAGTGAACTTGTAAAACGGCGCCTTAGGCTTGATTTCGCCTTTGCTGTTGTAATGCGCTTTTGGGCGGCTGAACAGAAAGGTAATCAATACGCTGACAGGTTCATCAATCAATGCCTCGCCGGTTTCAAGCGCTGCCTGGCTGACGGCAAAACGCCATGGCTTGACCTTCTTTGATGCTTCTACCATGCGGCCATTGCCAACATGTCGCTTGCTGCCCTGAGGCGCTGGCTCAATGCCCTGAACGGCAAACTTCATTTCGTATGCGTCAGACAACGATTCAGGTGTTCAACTGGCGTGCTCAGTGTGATGCCTTGAACGTCAGGGCGCATGGATAGCAACCAAAACAGAAACCGCGTCTGCCAAGTCAGGTTGTAAGGGTTGTCAATCATTCGATTGCATCAAACAATTTTCAAGATGTTTTTTTTGTGGAATGGACTGGTAGTACAGACTTTTGCGTTCGTCTTTCGGGTCAACGGTCAGCAGGTACTGCACCAGCTCTGCCACGGCGTTTGTGTATTGCTCTGGATCCCATAGGTCGTACTTGGCCAAGATGGCTTCAATGCGGTCGTCTACGGGAGAGCCAGCCATCAGAACTCTGCCTTTGGCAGCGTCACTCTCCAATATTCTGTTTCGCGCTTGGTGGCGACGCCTTCAAACTGCTCTAGCTGCTGCAGTTCCTTGACGGCATTGCTGTATTGCCAACTCGTGCGCGTGCAGCGGGATACCTTGATGCCGTGAAGGGCAAGGTTGCCTTCGTCATCTTTGATGTCGTCTAGGTCGCCTGCGGTGTACATCAGGGCAAGGTCATCCATGAGGCGATCAAGGATTTCCTGATGACGGGCGATTTCTTTTTTGGTGCTGGCGATGACGCCGAGCAGGGTGTTGGGGTTGGTCATGGTGAAGAAAAGGCCCCATACGGGGCCACGAGATCAGAACAGGAGGCCGAGGCAGAAGCTCACGGCTGCAATCCAAAGAGCAACAGTGATCTGTTCTTTTGATTCGTTCACCTGTTGTTCAAGGGTTGAAGTGGTGTCGGCTTGCTGCTGTAGCAGGTCGATTAACTGCGCCTTGGTGGTACGGGTCAGGTTGGTCATGGCGTTTCGTGTCGTGGTGGCATCGCTGCCATAGGGAGTATACCCCTAAACAGAGGCCGTGGCAACCCGCCTCAAAACTCCGGTTGGTTCAGCATCAGGAACGCATCACGGGCGCCCTGCCACTCGATCACCGCCTCGTCAACGTCCACCTTTTGCAACGTCGTACTGCCAGGTCGGCTCCACAGCACCCCAGCCTTCTGCACATACAGCTTCGGCCAGTGCAGGCTCAGCATTCCCAAGTACCCGCCCAACTGTGGGCTCACGTCATACGGGCTGGCATCGGCCTTGCCCTGCGTTTTCAAATCCACCAGCACAAGCTGTTCGTAATCATCCTTACGCCGCAGCAGGCAATCGAAGCTGCCCGCAATGTTGCGTTCTAAATCCGCCAACCGATATTCACAGGCCACTGCCTCATACGTATTCCAAACGGAATGTTCAAGCAGCGGCTCAACCCATTCGCTGTAGTCAGCCGGATACACCCCTGGCTCACCAGTCGTCAGAAAGTTTTCCAACGCCAAATGAACTGCCTTCCCACGCGGTTCCCAAATGTGTTTGGTCTCCATAATCCGTTTCATCGCCCACGCATCCTTCGTGCCCTTGCACACCTGCGTTACTGAATGATTCAGCCACTGACCCGTGGGCTGCCATTGGTAGCGGTGCGCTTCCTCGTTGAACAGGATCGGCAGCGGCGGTAACCACCGGGAAGTCTCTTGGATCTGTGATTTGGACTCGTTCGGCTGGTGTGGGCTCATCTCTGAGGGGATTACGGAAGACGGGCGGTGTAAAACCGGGAATGCGTTTGGCATCCTCCATTGTGATGACCCAGCCGCGTGATGGCACGTCTAGGTCTTGCAAGGTCCAATGTCCGGCTTCAATGCCACGTCTAAGCAGACGGCAAACCTCGGCGGCATCAAATGCTGGTTTCATGCCTCGCTTGGTTTGAATTGTTGACACTCAGCAAGCAACTTTGCAGCCATATCAGGCCGCAACAGACCCATCTCCCTAGCTGAATAAACGATCAAATCCCAGTCATAGGCGACATAACAAGCAATCGGAACATTCTTTCCGGTTTTGGTCGGAAACAGCAACGGAAATCCACGGCTATGGCGTTTTTCGCTCAAATATCCGTTGCTGTATTCAGGATCTTTGTCGTAACGGAGTCTGTAAGCCGCCTTGGTTCGTTTGCCTAATTCTGCTTCACGATTGGTGACTAACTTTGTAAGATTTGAATCGTTAAGTTGCAGGAAAAACTCGGTTACGCCAATGGGTATTTCAGGGTCAACAACGACACCCATAAAACGCGGCAGTTTGTCTAATGGCGAGAGAACCGATGACGTACCGGGCAGCATTCCGGTTGCCGATTGAACCGCAACAGATTTAAGAAGCAAAAGATCGCGCTTAAGCTCAATCTCCATGCGGGCATCAATAAGTCCCGGCGTATGTGTTGCGATCATTTGATGTATGTCGCAAACAATCTTTGCGGCGGTTCCAATAGTTTCTATTGGACTTAAAGCCAGTGGTTGATTGTCTTGCGCCAGTGATTTGCGTTCAAGTTCTTCCAAAAACCATTTATCCATCCACACGGCAAATGGTGCATTTATCCAACGCGCCAAATCAACAGCTACTTGAGGATGAATCCATGTCTCGTTGCCATGGCGTACCTGCACAAGTTGAGAGATGGGAATCTGCGTCTCTTCAAAAAGCGCTTCCGCGTATTCGCCAGCGCGATCAGTCCGCCAGTAATCGGCCCATCGTTTGTCGTTGGCTTTGCACATCGCAGTTGCGTTGACAAAACCGTCTGTAGTGCGACGGGCAATGGGCGTGCCATTCCAGGCACGAGTGACCAAATCGGGCATTTTTTTTGGGTGTAGACCCGATTCCTTGCTAGGGGGACCGGGATTTGGGGTGACGATAGAAGGTTTTGGGCGCTTTCGCAAGCCTTTGAATCCGAAGCCGGAGATAATTGCACTCAGTTGTGACTAGGTGCGTCAGCTTGCGCCAACGGGTGACAGCGAGTTAAGATTGTGTCGCTAGGGGGACCGCAAGGTCTTTGAAGGGGCGGGGCTTACGGGCTCTGCCCTTTCTGCTTTTAAATCTCCCTCCATAGCCGCTGCGTATCTGCCTTGTCTCGTTCTGACGCGGCCATGGGATGCAGGACGTAACGCGCTGCTAGCGGGCTCTTGGGGTCATCAGCGCCCACGTTCGGGCAGAAGGTCATGTACAAGCCCTGATCGTCGTACTTGCCCATCGGGTGCCCGTAGCAGGCATCAGGCGGTGCTGTGCGGGTCGTGGTGACGCTGTAGCTGACCTGCTTGGTCTTGGCATCAGCGGTCTGCCAGACGTACTTGCCCTTGTTTTCTGGTGCGTACAGTTTCATGGTGAGTCTCAAATGAGCAATAAAAGGCAGGATCAGTCGTCGTAAACCCAGCAGCGGTTTTCCTCGTCCCAATATTTCCCGCCGCTCTGACGCTTGTGCTCTTCGAGATACACCTCGTATTTGCCATCACGAAGCCAGCGAAACAGGTCAGGAAGGCTGCCAACAAACTCCCCAACGGTCTTTCTGCGCTTTTGCTCAGCAATGGCATTGTTGACCGCTCCAAGCAATCGTTCTTCGCCCTCGGCCTTCACCACCTTTTTCCATTCCTCAAACGCCTTCGGCTTGGACTGGGATGAGACTCGATCAGGTGCCGACTGATAGGTTTTCCACAGGAGCGCAAAGCCTTCGGAATACTCAACCTTTGCCGATTTTGCAACCTTTTTATTGCCTATTTCTTTTTTTGTGTCCAATTCTTTTGGCAAGAAAGCCAAATCCAAACAGCCATCTGAACCAACAGCCGAAACAGCCTTCCCTTCGCTGGAAGGTTGCTGAGGCGTAGATTCTTGAACCTGCTTCGGTTGGGAGTTACCTAGAGGTGGTGTCCCCGCACCGACACGGTACGCGGGTAGCTTAGCCTCCCTGTCAATACCCACCTCTAGTAAAAAGGCGCAAAAGGTAGTCAGGGACAGGGTTCTCGGGCGAAAACGCTCCAAGTCTTCGACCAAATCGTCGGGTAATCGCAGGAAAATGGCCTTTGGCATTGCTTGCTGATTTTTGCTTGGTGCAACGAAAGCTTGCAAAGACTAGCCACGGTTTTCAGGCTGGCAAGTGCCCTCCGGCACACTTCCAAAAATCTTCAGGATCGCTTTTCCACAGCCTTGTCTGTCTCGTTCGCGTCTCATCCGCGCCATTCTCTCCTTTTGGGTTTATCCTTATTTCATCGCTTTTATTTCAACCTTGGCGCGTTCTACCGCCGCTGAAGTCAACTTCCGTATTGACACCGTTTACGGTCTTCTGACCGAAGGAAAATCGCGTGGTCAGATTGTTCAGTTCGGCGCAGAACAGTGGAATGTAGATATTCGTCAAGTCGATAACTACATCAAACGCGCACGAATCCGCCTAGAAGAAGACGCCGCCATGACCCGGCCTTCATGGATTGCCGAAGCCCTAGGCCGTCTTCGTACCTACGAACAATCCGCCTACAAGCGCGGCCAAACGCAAGTCGCCCTGAATTCGGTCCAACTCCAAGCCAAACTGATCGGCCTTGAAATTTGAGCCTGCTCGCCCCTAGCTTTGCCTTTCGCTCCGTCACGGGCTACTATAAAGGAATGGCGAAGCTTACGACCGCGCAGTTCGTTGAACGCGCAAAGGCCGCCCATGGCGACCGCTTTGATTATTGCTGTTCTGATTACCAAGGCGCACTCACCAAAATCGCCATCATTTGCCCTTTTCACGGGTTGTTCATGCAATTGCCTACAAATCACTGGCGCGGAGCGGGCTGCAAGGAGTGTCGAAAAACAAGCAGCCCAGAAATTCGTCGCGCCAATGCAGCCAAAAGGCAAGCAAAATTGCGTGAGCGCCAGCGGCATACGCCTGAATACAAAATTGCCAATTTTTCCCGTGTTCGCCTTTACAAGGCTTTGTCTTCGCAGGGCATAAGAAAAAATTGTCGCACTGCCGATTGGCTTGGCTGTTCACCTGCCGAACTTCGTGATTACATTGCTGCCAAGTTTGAGGATGGTATGACTTGGGATAATTTTGGGCAATGGGAGGTTGACCACATTCGCCCTTGCGCCAGCTTTGATCTAACCGATCCCGTACAACGACTTGCTTGTTTTCATTTCACAAACCTTCAACCACTTTGGAGAAACGATAATCGCCGCAAAAGCGCCAAGATGCTGGAATGAGCCCATCCATACTTGACGGCTGTCCTGGCGGCTTTCTGCTTGAAGCCCCGATTACAGTTTGCGACGAAAGGGATTGGACTCCGTTTGCGAGGCGCCTTTACGACTCTCTTACTCCTCCACAACGCGAGGTATGGGACGCGCCAGAACGCTTCAAACTTCTTTGTTCTGGTCGTCGCTTTGGTAAAACATACCTTTGTATTGCCCGTTTAGTCGCTTGGGCGATTGAGCATCCAAATTCGCTCAATTGGTACTGCACTCAAACCTATAAATCGGCAAAACAAATCGCATGGCGTCAGCTTCGTGCCATGGTACCGCCCGAAATGTTTGCCAGAAAAAATGAATCCGAACTGTCGGTTGAATTAAGCAACGGCAGCGTGATCGCCTTGAAAGGCGCTGAATCAGCCGATGCCCTCCGTGGCGTGTCGCTTAGCAGCCTGATCGTTGACGAAGCCGCTTACGTCAAGCAGGAAGCATGGGAGATGGTGCTACGCCCAGCGCTGTCAGACCAAGGCGGTCCGGCATGGTTCATTACAACGCCTGCTGGCCTCAACTGGTTTCACGACTTGTGGGAACAGGCGCAAGATCAGCCGGACTGGTCAACCTTCAGTTACACCACCATTGAAGGTGGCAACGTTCCTGAAGATGAAGTTGAAGCGGCACGCCGCACGCTTGACGACCGCACATTTCGGCAGGAATACCTCGCCAGCTTTGAAACCCTGTCCGGTCGTGTTTACCCAGACTTCAACGACGACAATATTTCTGATGAAGTGCGCGATACCGGCGGCCCGATCCTGTGGGGCACTGACTTCAACGTGAGCGTGCTGGCCGGTGTGCTTGGTAGCCGTGTTGGCGACACCCTCCATATATGGGATGAGGTGTCCGTGACGCAAACCAATACTGATGAGGTGTGCGCCATGCTGCGTGATCGGTTCAGGGATCGGAAGCTGATCGCTTACCCGGACCCAACCGGCAGTGCTCGTAAGACTTCATCGGCTGGCCGCACGGACCATGAGATCATTCGCCAATACGGGTTCGGCTGCGTCAGTCCCAAGGCGCCGTGGTCGGTGAAGGACAAGATCAACGCCACCAACAGTTTGATCCGTAACGCCAACGGCCAGATCCGCCTGTTTGTCCATCCACGCTGCAAGAACACAATTAAGGCGCTGCGCAACGTGACCTACAAGCAGGGTGCTGACGATTACGTGATTGACAAGTCGGCCGGGATCGAGCACTGGACAGACGGGTTGGGGTATTTGGTCATGTCTGAGTTCAACCCGCTGTACGCCAACGCCGGCAAGGGCACGGGCATCAGGCTGTATTGACCGTCATGGGGTATACTCTCGATATCTACCGCTACCCTTGAATCGTTCCCGCTCTGCCTTGGCATCGGGCTGCGCTTTTTCTCATGTCTGCACCTCTCTGGCACGATCTTGAAGCCGCCTTCGATTCCGTTCAAGACAACGGCTCTTACGACTTCAACGAAGCCGCCTCAGCCATGCTCACCACCCTGCAGCAATGGCTTTACGACAACGGCCTTGACGATGCCGGCGATGCCCTTGAAGACGAAATAACCTCAGCCGATCAGGCCGCGTAAACTTTCACCTTGCCGGGTCGGTTCTAACCGTAAGGCTGAACGCCGTGTGTGGCGGTATCGGAGGCCCGGCTTACATTTGCCCAATAGAATCAAACTACGGCTAAACGCGGCAGATCATGTACACCGGTTTCAACGCATACGACCGGCTTCTGACGCGCAAAGCCACGCAGGTGCAAGACCCCAATAACGCTTGGGCTGCACAGGAACCACATTGGATCTTGATTGAAGATCTGATGGAAGGCACCTTCGGGATGCGCCGCAAGCATCGGCGTTACCTTCCGCAAGAACCACGCGAGCAAGACGAAAGTTACGACAACCGCCTAGCCCGTAGCGTTTGCCCGCCGTATTACCAGCGGCTTGAGCGGATGCTGGCCGGCATGTTGACCCGCAAGCCTGTACGCCTTGACGACGTACCTGATCTGATCCGCGAACAACTGTTTGATGTAGACCTGCAAGGCAATGATCTAAACATTTTCGTTTACGAATTAGCCCGCAAGATTGTGCGTTACGGCCACGCTGGCGTGTTGGTTGATTTCCCGAGCCAAACAGACGATGAAATCCAAAACATCACGGATATTGCATCGTTGCGTCCCTACTGGTGTACTTATGTGCCACGCGACATTTTGGGTTGGCGCTCTGAACTGGTCAACGGCGCACAGAAGCTAACCATGCTGCGCTTGCGTGAGTTAATCGTTGTTCCCGACGGCGATTTTGGTGAGAAATACTTAGAGCAGATCCGCGTACTTAAACCCGGCTCTTACGAACTGCACCGGCAATCGGATACCAAAGGTCAATACGAAATGGTGGCAGAAGGCACCACCAGCCTTGATTACATTCCTTTTTCCGTTGCCTATTCCAACCGTGTTGGGCTGCTTGAATCGCGCCCGCCGCTGGAAGATATTGCCGAGCTGAACCTAAAGACTTACCAAATCCAGAGTGATCTGGACAACATGCTGCATATCAGCGGCGTGCCAATGCTTGCCTTCTACGGCTTCCCATCATCTGCCGAGGAAGTATCTGCCGGCCCTGGTGAAGCCATTGCCTTTCCTGCTGAAGGCCGTGCTGAGTACATCGAACCGGAAGGCAAGAGCTACGAAGCGCAGTTCCGCCGTCTTGAACAGCTTGCCGGACAAATCAATGAACTTGGCCTGTCTGCTGTCCTAGGTCAAAAGCTCAGTGCTGAAACTGCCGAAGCCAAGCGGATCGACCGCAGCCAAGGCGACAGCACCATGATGGTGATCGCACAGCAAGTGCAAGACCTGATTGATAACTGCCTGCGGTATCACGCTGATTACCTTGGTCAACAGCAATCAGGCAGCAGCTATGTCAATCGGGATTTTGTGGGCGCACGCCTTGAACCCGCCGAAATCCTTGCACTGTTGCAGCTCTACACCGCAGGCACCATCACACAGAAAACACTGTTGGATCAACTGGCGCAAGGTGAAGTGCTGGGTGATGACTTTGACGTAGAAGAGGAACTGGAGGGCACTCAATCGGGTGGCTTGATTGAGCTTGGTGGCCCTGAAAACCTTGGCGCTGAAGATGTAACTAGCGAAGAAATGATGGCTGAAAATAACGATGACGCTATTGCTGAACAATGACGCAATCAGGCGTAACACCTCGCCTGCTCAACGTTGAGCAATTCAAGCGGCGGATCAACCGCAAAGATCCTGTTGCCAACATCTACCGCAACGCCATTGATCTAAACCGTTTCAGTAACGCTGTCGCCGGTCAGATTGTTCGTGATTACAACAGCATCATCTTGAGTGCCGTTGACGATCTAAAACGTATTGACCTTGGCGTACCCACGGCAGGCGGTGGCATCGTCAGCCCAGCATCAGTTCAGGCGCAACGGCTTCGTGTCCTATTGGCTCAACTGAGGGAATCGCTGGATAGTTGGGCAGAACGAAGCACGGCATACGCAGCCACTGAACTGCAGGGTCTAGCCGAGCTTCAAACAGAATTTGTCACTGATCAATTGCGGCTTGCTGTCGCTGGCGGTGAGGCTGGCGCTCGTGGCATTGAGCCAAGCGTTGTTGCTCAGCAGGCAGTCAACACCGTTGAAGTGGCACCAAACTTTGCCGCCACAGTGGCCACTGTTGATCCAACGGATATCAACTTCACGTTGCCTGGTACAGGCGGCTTCAACCTTACGGCTGGCCAAGGTGCCGCGATCACGTTGCCGAATGGGCAGGTTATTGAGAAGACATTTCGCGGTTTAGCCGAATCGCAGGCGCAGCGTTTCAACACCACAATTAGAACAGGCATTCTTGCTGGCGAGCCAACACCACAGATTGCACGGCGTTTGATCGGTAACCTTGATTTCGGGCAACTGGCCAAGACCGCAAAACAGCAAGCCTTAGCCGGTGGCGAGCTGATCAAGATGGCTGACCATCAGGTATTGACCGTTGTGCGTACAAGTGTGCAGCAGGTGGCCAACACAGCCAGTCAAAATGTCTATCAAGCCAATCAAGACGTAACTAAGAAATACCGTTACGTTGCCACGCTGGATAGCCGCACCTCAGCAATTTGCCGCAGTCTTGACGGGAAGGAATACGTCTACGGCAAGGGACCACAACCGCCTGTTCATTTCAACTGCAGGTCAACAACCATCCCAATCGTTGATTACCGCGCCCTTGGTCTGCGTCCGCCAGAGGAAGTAATCGGTGAAGGCAAGCGTGCTGCAGAAGGTGGTCAAGTTTCAGCCAGTACAAACTACGGTCAGTGGCTACAGAAGCAACCAAAGGCATATCAGGAAGAGGTGCTCGGCAAATCACGCGCCGCCTACTTTGACCGTCTTAGCCAGAAGTTTGGCCCGCAACAGGCATTAAGCCGGATGGTGCGTGAAGACGGATCTGAAGTGCCACTTAAAGTGTTGCAAGAACGCTACGGTTCAAACAATGGCTAAAAAGCCGACCAAGGCCGAAAAGAAGATTGGCAAGGTAATGAAGGAATACAAGGAAGGCACGCTGCACAGCGGCAAGCCAGGAAAAGGCAAAGGCCCAACTGTTAAAAGTCGCAAACAGGCAATCGCCATTGCACTGAGCGAAGCCGGCAAGGCACGCAAACCCAAGGGTAAAAAGTGATGGCTATCGGTATCGGTTCCCGCGTTAGCTGGACTTATCAAGGCACCACCACCTATGGCGTAGTCACCGGCAAGGCTGGGCGTCGCGCCAGTATCACCGGTCCATCCGGCGGCACTGTCACTCGTGTTGGCACTGACGATGACCCGGTATTGCGGATTGAATCAGAATCAACCGGTAATCCTGTTTTGAAAAAGCGGTCAGAATTAAAAGAAGCGCCGAAGCGTAAATGAAAGGCAAGATCTGGCAGGGCGGTTGCACTTACCTCAAGTGCTCGGATGGCATGATTGAGGGCCGTTTTGTCTTTCCTTGCCCAAATAGCCCTGAGGTGCTTGGCGCCTTAATGGGAAGACTGGCTGAGGGCGTAGAAGTCATCACCTGTACCGAGGATGATGATGAAGACGACAACGAGGATGACGATGATTGAGTATCGCGGCGAAAAGTTTGACGGCTACAACAAGCCCAAACGCACGCCTGACCATCCAACCAAGTCGCACGCTGTCTTGGCCAAGGAAGGCGACAAGGTAAAGCTGATTAGGTTCGGTCAGCAGGGCGTATCAGGCTCACCACCACGAAAATCAGAATCGGAATCAGACAAAATACGAAGGGCATCATTTAAGGCCAGGCACGCCAAGAACATCGCCAAAGGCAAGATGTCTGCCGCATTCTGGGCTGACCGCAGTAAATGGAGCTAACTGTGTTCTTGTTTGTGAATCCAGTCCTTTAGGCCCATCACATACGCCCGCAATGCCTGCGCATTCCTTGCGTGCCACGGGTCACCCGTCGCCAAATACTCCATCATGTGCAGATCCACTGCCTTCAAACAGTGGTGAATAATTGGGTTCCATGGTCCGCGTACCGGTGTATCCCACTCGCGCCGTGACATGACGTGACAAGGTGTAAACCTACCTATACACTCTGATCGTTACCCTACGGGTCATTCATGTCTGAAGAGCAACTGCAGGAAGCTACGCCGACTGCATCCGGTGATGATCTTGACGCGCTTAAACGCAGCGTTGAGGCCCTAGAACGCAAAAACTTTGAGCTGATTGGCAAGCTTAAAGAAGCCAAAGAAAAAACGCCCAATTTGCCCGATGGTTTGAACGTTCAAGAACTTGTTGACTTCAAGCGAAAGAAGGAACAGGAAGAGCTTGAGTCGAAAGGCAAATACGACGAAGCCCTGAAACAATACGCTCAGCAATTTCAAGAGCGTGAAGACGGCTACAAAAAGCGTATTGCCGAGCTTGAATCACAATTGACGGTCAATCAGCTTGATAATCGTGTCGTTGCAATTCTTGCTGAACAGGGTGCTCACAACCCACACGATGCGCTGCGCCTAGTGCGTGATCAGTTAAAGCTTGATGACAGCGGCAATCCCATTGCTGTTGATGGTTACAACGAAATTCCCATGGATCAGTGGGTCGAACGCCTTAAAGCTGAACGTGGCTATCTGTTCAAGGCCCCTAACGTCAAGGGCTCTGGCGCACCTGTCGGCACAAAGGTCAGCAGCACCGATATCCCGGTCGGTATCAAAAACCCATTCCTGCCCGAAAACTTCAACCTGACCGAGCAGTCACGCCTGTTCCGCACGGATCGTGATCTGTACGAAAAGTTGAAAACTGCAGCGGCTTCTGCTTAAGATGTAACCGTTAAACGCGAATGGTTACGCCGTTCCGTTATTGGGTTACGCCCGCAAACAGCAAATTCCCTGAGGATTCATCATGGCGACTCTTCGCTCTGATGTCATCATCCCCGAGATTTTTACTCCGTATGTGATCGAGCAATCGACTCTGCGGAATCAGTTTCTTGCCAGCGGCGTTGTGCAGCCCATGGCGGAACTGAATGCAACCGAGGGTGGTGACTTCGTAAACGTGCCTTTCTGGAAGGCAAACCTGTCTGGCGACCTGGAAGTTCTTACCGATTCCACCAGCCTGACTCCTGGCAAAATCACTGCTGACAAGCAAGTTGGCGTGATCCTGCACCGTGGTCGTGCCTTTGAGGCCCGTGACCTTGCTGCTCTGGCCGCAGGTTCTGACCCCATGGCTGCCATCGGTCAAAAAGTTGGTGAGTACGTTGCCAACCAACAGCAGGCCGACCTGTATAAGTGTCTGGAAGGTGTGTTCGGCAGCCTGACCGGCTCTGACTCCCCTGCTTTTGATGCTCTGCGTTTTGACACCAGCGGCGCAACTGCTCTTGGTCCCCGCCAGGTGGCTAAGGCTCGCGCAATCCTGGGTGATCAAGGCGACAAGCTGACCGCTGTGGCCATGCACTCGGCTTGCTACTACGACCTCGTGGAGCGCAAGGCGATTGACTACGTGACCAACACGGAAGCACGCCTGAGCACTGCTGCAACTGGCGCCAGCACCATCAACGCTGTTGGCGGTTCTGTGGCTGCTGCCTACGGTGACGTTCGTGTTCCGACCTACATGGGTCTGAATGTGATTGTCTCTGACGACATCAGCAACAGTGCCGGCAACTATGCCTGTTATTTCTTCACCTCTGGCGCTATTGCCTCCGGTGAGCAGGCTGCCATGCGTACTGAAACCGACCGCGATATCCTCGCCAAGTCGGATGCCATGTCGCTGGACATGCACTACATCTACCACCCGGTAGGTGCTAAGTGGGCCGTGACCACCACCAACCCGACCCGCGCACAGCTGGCCACCGTTGGTAACTGGTCGAAGGTGTACGAAACCAAGAACATTGGAATCGTGCGTGCCACCATCACTTCCAACTTTGATTGAGGTAATTAGTCATGCCTTCCTCAATCTTTGAACTGACTTCTGACCTTGCTGTCCTGAACATCAAGGCTTCCCAGAAGACTGTTACTGCCGCCAGTAACGAAGCAACCACCCTCACTGCTGCACAGTGTGTTGAGGGCGTTGTGACCATGACCCCTTCTACCGGTCGTGCTCTGACCACCCCCACGGGCGCTGAACTCAAGACCTTCTTTGGTGGGCAACTTGAAATCGGCACTAGCTTTGAGCTGACCGTGGTGAATGTGGCTGCCTCCACTCACGCAATCACCTTGACCGCTGCCGCTTCTGGCATCACCCTGGGTGGCGTGGCTGGCATGGCCACTGTTGCTGCTGCTACCAGCGCAACTTATACGTTCGTTTGCACCGCAGTGGGCACCCCTGCCTTCACTGTGTACCGCAAGAACAGCTGATGGGTATGCTCGCCTTTCGGCGGCTGCGTGAACAGGAGGCTCTGGCTACGGCTGGGGCCTCTTTTTCTAATGCAGAGCCTACGCCTACACTTGAAGTAACAGAAGATCAGCCGCTGTCTACCGATGGCAATAACAATCGACGCAACGGTGGGCGGCGCAAACGCCAACAGCTATCTGACACTGGTAGCAGCGGAAGCGATCATTGAGGGTTTTGTTCAGGATGACGATGTAACCGCCTGGGCATCGGCCACCACTGATCAAAAAAACCGGGCGTTGTTTACTGCCGCGCAACGCCTTGATCGTGAGCGTTTTCTTGGTGCTCGGGCAACAGATACGCAGGCTTTGCAGTGGCCCCGTACTGGCGTGCGCAAGCCTGATACCTATATCAATACTTATGCCGTCGGCTTTCCGTTCCGCATCACCACGGATTATTTCACCGACACCGAAATTCCAACGCAGATCAAATACGCACAATGCGTGCTGGCAACGTATTTGAACAACAACAAAGATGGGATGGCTCTGAGCGGACTGGAGGATTACAAGTCCGTGTCCATTGGCAGCCTTAGCGTCACCACTGCAGGCGCTAGCAGCACAGCCACTGGCGTTGATCGCATCCCGCCCATTGTGGAGCGGTATTTAACCGGTCTTAGAATCAGTGGACCGGGCAACATTGCTATTCGCCGGAGCTGATCATGGCTGACTCTGATATGTACAACATTGGTTTTGAGTACATCAGTGACACCAGCGCTCACACCGGCAGGTTTTGGCGGCTGTATGCCCTTGCTGATGCAGTGATCAGTACAGCGACGGTTCAGAACGCCAGCGGCAATACCTTCAGTTCTGTGCCCTTGGCTGCCGGTGATTCAATTGAAGGCGTATTCACAAGCGTCACTTTGGCAAGCGGCAAAATTGTCGCCTACAAAATCTGATCATGAGTGACTCTAACGTTCTCGGTATTGATTACGCCAAAGGCGCAACATTTATTGGCGACAGTACGACGCGCACCGGTCGTTGGGCAGCAATTCATTTCACAACAAATGCCCAAATTGACGCAATTGTTGCGCAGAACTGGGATGGTTCCACCTTGTCTGGTCAATCCATGAGCGCCGCCACAACGTTGTACGGTGTTTTTACAAGCATCAAATTACAAAACGGTCACTGCGTCGCGTACAAGCTCTGATGGCACTTGCTACTTCACTACGGAAGACCGCCAGTAAATTGATGGCTAAGTTTGGCGGCGAAGTCACCATCAGGCGAATCACCACTGGCGCGTATAACCCGACGACAGGCACTGCAACACCAACTGCCTCTGAGACCGTTGTGCGCGGCGTGCTTGAAGCTGTAACTGAACGTGAGCTGAACGACCTGATCAAGAGCACGGATAAGAAGCTGACGGTGGCCGCTGTTGATCTTGCGGCTGAACCCAGCGTGGCTGATCAAGTGACGATCTCAGGGCGTATTTTGCAGACCGTGCAAGTCAACAAGATTGAACAAGACAACGAACCGATTGTGTTTGAGATATTTCTGAGGGAGTGACATGGCCCGGCAAATCAGGATTGGCGAGATTGGTCAGTATGCCGAGGGGCAGCTCAACAAACTGATCACTGCTGCTGTGCTGACGGCTGATGCACGGCTCAAATTACAAAGCCCTGTTGATACGGGCCGTTTCCGTGCAAGCTGGGCGATTGGTCAAAACGCTGCACCGTTTGAGGGTCAACCTGAAGGCAGTTACCCAAACTCGCCGCCACCGGAGGCCGTCAACTATCAACTCGGCAATGAACAGATCGGGAATGTTTACAGCATCCACAACAATCTGATTTACGCTGAGCCTTTGGCGAACGGTCGCAGCGTGCAGGCGCCATCCGGCTGGGTTGATTCCATCGCCAAAGACATTCAAACTTACGTCAACGCTGAAGCGGACCGGATCGGTCGTAACTCATGAGCCTCAACACCGTCCGTTCCTACATCGAAAACCGTATTGCAACGGAGTTTGCCGCCTCGCCTGCCATTCAGGTTGCCTATCAAAACGTTCCGTTCTCTCCGCCGAACAACGCAAGTTGGATTCAGACAAACATTATCTGGGGCGATTCGGCATACATGACGATCCTTACAACCTCTGCTCGTGGCACCGGAGCAGGCTTTGATCGTCGTAACGGCACCCTTGTTTTCAACGTATTTAGCCCGCGTGGTGCTGGGCCTGGTGCTGGACTAACCATTGCTCAACGCTGCATCAGCCTGTTCACACGTTTGCAGCTTGAAAATATAAAATTTGACCCCGCAAATGGTCCGCGTGCCATTGAACCCTCTGTGCCTGAAGGGTTTTTCCAAACGCAAGTAGCCATTACTTTTGAGGCTTACGAGCAAAGCTAGACTCATAACAGCCAATACCGTTCACAACAATGGCTGTCACTGTTTTGTCCGGCACGTCCGGCGCTCTGTATTACAAGCCCGCTGGCACCACCGGTACATTCGGTGAGTCTGGCGTGAATGCTGGTACTGACACGATCACTGTTCAGACTTATCTCAATCTGAAGGCGGGCGATCCTGTTAAGTTCCGCGTCGTCAATAGTCAAACTGGTGGATCTGGCACCGGCACCCTGCCCTCGCCTATCTCTGACGCCACTACCTATTACGTTCTGAGCTACACCGCTGCAACTGGTGCGCTTACCGTATCGACTGCTGCTGGTGGCACCATCCTTGCCATTACCGACGATGGCACCGTGGCTTCACCCAATGAGTTTGAGGTGTATTACGCCGATTACGCCGCTGTCGGTCAGGTTCAATCCTGGTCATTTGAAATCAGCCGTGCTGAAATCGACGTGACCACCATTGGTCAAACCGCCGGTCAGTATGCGCCCTTCCGCGCCTATATCCCCGGTTTTGCGGATGGCAACGGTACTGCCACCATTTATGTCACCAACGAAGACAGCGCCCTGTCTAACCGCATGGTGGAAGACGTGCTGCAGCGTCAGCAAGTTGGTTGCGCCTTCAAGCTGTATACCGACAAGCAAAGCACCGAGGCCCTCAGCCGCTCCATCGCCATGGATGCCGTGCTGTTGACCGCCAGCCTAAATATCAACCCCGACGATGCTCAACAGGTTGAAATCACCTTCCGCCCGTCTGGCGTACCAACCTTTGACTTTGCTACTGCCTGATAAGGTCAGTCAGTTGGAGTTTTCACCCCCGGCCTTGCGCTGGGGGCTTTTTTATGCCTAAAGTAATCACAAACGACCTGTTTTTATGCCTGCGCCTACATCGTCTGCTCTTGCCCGGCTGAAAAAGGCTGCAAATTTGACGCCTATCAAGCGTGTGGTGACTTTGGCAAATGGCGATGTGTTTGAGTTTTACGCCACGGCTTTGACCATGGCAGAGCGTGAGCGTGCGCAGAAAATGCCCGGAGGCGATGACGCCAATGGTTTTGCTTTGAACCTGCTGGTAACAAAAGCAGTTGACGAGGCTGGTCAGCGCCTGTTTCAAGCCGGTGAAATTGCCGAGCTGAAAAATGACGTGCTTGACGCCGATCTTCAAGCCATGATGCTGGCGATCATTACCAACCCCGAGGAGCAGCAAGAGCTAGACATGAAAAGCTCTAAAGGCTGATCTCAAAAAAGACAATCTGTTGTTGCTACAACTCGGCGTTGCAAAAGAGCTGGGCTATTCATTGGCTCAACTCAATTCTGAGGTGACTCTAGAGGAGTTGCTGTTGTGGTCGGCGTATTTTGATCTGACCAATGAGGAGCAGGAACGTAGACTGAAGCAACGCCGTAGGTAAGCCGTGTCTGTCGTAGCCAGCGTTGCCATTAACGTTGACAGCCGTGATGCGGTGCAGAAGCTGCGTCAGGTTGAGCAAGTCAGCAGCAAGCTAGACCAGACATATCAAGACGTAAATGGTCGTCTGCGGGATGCAAATGGCCGTTTTGTCAAATTGGGCGATGCCGCGCAAGGCGCTAGCAAGAAAATTGATATTCTTGGCGGCGCAGTAAAAAACCTTGCCGCGCAATTAGTTGTTGCTGATTTAGCTAGACGGTTTTTCAAGGGATTTGATGAAGCCGAAAAGGCTGCCGCTGCAGTTCGCACACTTGGCGTAGACAGCAAAGCTCTTGAAGGTCAACTTCTTGCAGTAAGTAACCGTCTTGGAGGTTTGTTTTCTCAAACGCAATTGCTTGCTGCTTCATATGACGTAGCTAGTGCCGGCTTTGCTAATGCTGCTGACAATGCAAAAATTCTTGAAGCTTCCGCAAAAGGTGCCGTTGGCGGATTGTCAGACATCAACACTGTTGGCAATGCGGTTACCAGTGTCCTTAACGCATACGGAAAGTCAGCGAATGACGCAGCAATTTTGGTTGATGGTTTTATTCAAACTCAAAACGACGGCAAAATTGTTCTTAATGAATATGCACAACAGATTGGTAAATTAGCGCCTACTGCGGCGGCGGCTGGAGTTGGCATCACCGAGTTGAACGCTGCTGTTGCAACAATTACGGCACAAGGCGTTCCGGTTGAGGCAACGTTTACGGGTCTTAATCAGGCACTGGTTTCAATATTAAAACCAAGCAAAGAGGCAAGTGATCTTGCGGAGGCATTGGGAATTGACTTCAATGAGGCAGGCTTAAGAGCAAAGGGTTTTGGTGGATTACTGCAAGAAGTAAAAGAAAGGACAGGTGGCAGCACGACCGCTATGGTCAAGTTGTTTGGCAGCGTTGACGCACTCAAAGCAGTATTGCCATTGGTCAACGATGACCTTGTTAAATACAACCAAAACATTGAAAGACAAGCGAAAGTTTCGGGCGTTGCAGATGACGCAACAAAGGAGCTTGGCGGTACTGTTTCAAGTGAAGTATCAAAAATGATCAATCAGATTGGGAATCTAACCCGATCACTTGATACTGTTCTTGGTCCTGCGCTTGGTGGAATTGTCAGGCTAATCAATGTAGTGATTGCGGAGGCAACCAGAGGCATCAACGTCTTGGGTCAGCTTTTCAGTCTTGGCAAAAATACAACCATTCTTAAAAGCGCCCTTGAGTCTGGTGATCTTCGCGGCAATGCGGCTGCCAGAGTTATTCCTGGCGTTGACGAGTTAATTGGCCAGAAACGTAGGCAGCAATTGCAAAGGCAAGCTGGCGCAGGTACTGGGCTTTTCGGGCTTGGATTTAATGCACAAAAGTTTGCTGAACTTCTCAAGCAGCAGCCAGAAATTAAACGTCTTTTGGGTGCTGGCGCAGCAACTAATAGAGGAGGTGGCGCTCCCATAGGCGTGGATCCTGCCATTCAAGCCATCTTAGATAGCCTAGACAAACAGGCAAATGGTGGCGGTAAAAAAGGTCTCTCAGATGCAGAACAAGAAGCCAAGCGTTTAGCCGAAGAGCTAAAGCGATCTCTTGAAACAGGTGATCGGCTTGGTACTGAATTTAAACGTCAAGTACTGCTGCTTGCAGAAGCCGATGAAATCGAGCAAAAACGTTTGCAAATTCAATTTGACTTTGAAGATCGCGCCAAGCAGATTTCCGAGCTAAAGAACACTGAACAGCAAACCAATCTTAATCAGTTAAACACTGAAATACAAAGGCTTGAAATAATTAAACTGCAAACAGAAGAACTTAAAAGACAAGCCGAAGAAGCTGAAGAGCTTTTCAGCAAAGCGCTTGAAGGCACAGACTTTAGTTTTGAAGGCAAAGGCACAGTTGCGTCGGGTTTAACAGACAAGATCTCACAATTAAAAGAAGAGTTAGACCCAATCAAGCTGAAAGTCGATACCATCGTTAATGGCGCTACCGCGATTGGCGATGCTTTTAGTACAGCATTTGGCGAAGTAATTACAGGAGCCAAATCAACTCAAGAAGCGCTGGCGGATGCCTTCAAGAAGATTGGGGATGCCTTTATCAGCATGGCAGTTGAAATTATTGCCAAGCAGATGACTTTAATTATTCTGCAGTCAATTTACAACGCATTAAGTGGTGCTAGCGCCCGCGCAACTGCGGGCAAGAATTTGACTGGTACTGGAGCATTGGCTCAGCCAGCGGCAGTCCCTGGATTAAAAATTGGGGGCTACGCCGAAGGTGGTTTTGTCACTGGTCCCACTCGCGCACTAATAGGCGAAGGCGGCGAACCGGAATACGTCATCCCCGCCAGCAAAATGCGCTCTGCCATGTCTCGTTACTCGGCTGGCGCTCGCGGCTCCGCTGTAATCCCTGCCGGCGAAGGTGGTGACGGCATGGGCGGCACTGCCACAATGGCACCAGCATCCATCGACGTGCGTTACACCGTGGAACGCATCAACTCCGTGGATTACGTCACCGCCGACCAATTCCGCGCTGGTATGCAACAGGCTGCAGCGCAAGGCGCTCAACGCGGCGAGCAAGCCACCATCCGCCGCCTCAAGCAATCCCAGTCAACCCGTAGCCGCCTCGGAATCTGATGACTGTTACTACCGGGCCAGAATTTAGCGATCAGATTGCCTACGGGCACCTGGTGCGCTTCTACTACAAAAACACCCTCCCGTACCTGTACCAAAACTTTTACTCAGACGGCGACTTCACGTACCAAGGCGACGTTTACGGCTCTGCTGTTCCTTTTGGTTTTACGGGCGTCACAGTCAACCGAAACGGCGACAACCAATCCACCAATCTGATTTTTCCGCAAAACGGAATTACGCAGGCAGTATCAGCAAAACTGCTCAACCAATCTGGCTGGCGTGCTGAGGTTGAAACGATGCTGTTCGACCCGGATGACCGTACAAAGTTTCGGTCTCTCAGCACTTATACCGGCATGGTGGTGGCTGCCGTGTACGCCGGTCCCACCATCGAACTGGAGCTAGGCAACATCCTGGATGCCGTTGGTGCTGATGTACCACGCCGCCGTCTGACGGAGGATCTGTTTGGTCCGCTGCCTACCACCGCCAATGTGCGATTGCAGTGATCTTGTCGGCAAACCTTACCGCCTTGGCGCTGATGGCAGCGACGGAGCAATCGACTGCATCCATTTGGTTTACACAGTGCTGGGCAGATTAGGCATCCCCACGCCTGAGTTCCAAGCTGACTGGTACACCGCCGACATCAAAACGGTCTTACGCGACATCCACAAATGGGGTCGTCGTGTTGCACAGCCGCAGTACGATGGTGACGTGGTAATGCTTGCCCACGACAACTGGGCTTTCGGGGTTACGTGGCAAGACGGCATTTTCTACATCAATCGGGATCTGCTGAAGGTGGCTTGGCTCCCTTTGTGCGCAGCACCCAAATGCCGCTGTTACCGTATGAAAAAGATCTAATTGAACTTCTCGGGCTTACGGAGGAAGAATATAAAGCGCACAAAAAAGAATTACTTTGGCAAAACAGAGAGCGTTCGGCTGAATATGCGCATATACCAGATATTCGATGCGATCCCCTAACAATCAGCATCATCAGCCTAGTTGTAGGTGTCTTGTCTACAGCAGCTAGTTACCTTTTAACTCCCAAGCCAGCTCAAGCTAACCAAGCTCGCATCCGCAACCGCCAGCTCGACAGCATCACCGGGCGTGATCGTTTCGCTCCTACTTACGGCTTCCAAGCAGGACAAGACATCTCCCGTTACGGCGAAACAATTCCTATTATTTTTACCAAGCAACTACAAGATCCGTCCCTAACCAATACTGCTGGCGGCTATACCGGCGGTGTGATGATCAGCCCCAAGCTGGTCTGGTCACGGCTATTTAGCTGGGGCAACTACCAATCTGCCGACCTCGTATTTTTGGTCGGGCAAGGGCGTATGTCGCGTGCGTTTGATCCCACCAATGCGACCCAAAAAGCCGCTGATCTCGCTGGTCTTTTCATCGGCCAATCACCGATTGACTCCCTTAGCGACCAAGATTTCTCTTGGTACTACTACCAAGGCGGTGAACCCAACGCAAACGGCATCGGTTACAGCACAGACAGCCGCCTAACGGGTCAACATTACCGCCACGGTGAGTTCAACAAGATTGATAACCCCCAGGTCAACGTATTTTTTGCTCCAACATTTGCCGGCGGTGACAGCGAAGCGTTTTCTCACACGTATTCGCCTAGCAATCAACTTCGTTTTGGCACGTACAACGCCATCCCGAATGGAACGCCTTATCGCGTCAACTGGCAAATCGCCTCACGTTTAGCGGATTACGAAGAGGAAGCTAAAAAAGATGCCAACGCTCGTCGCCTTCAGGTTGCGGGCAACTACGCAATGAACGGCACGGGCAGAAATTATCCACGCCGCGTAGGCGTTCTCCGATTTGTTCCAAAAATAGGCAGCGTAGAAACGGCTGATGCAATCACCGGTAACAACGGAAAACCGATCAGTACCGTTGTTGTTGGCGATTTAATCGAATTACGTTTTGGCGGGACAAAACTAGACACAAACGAACTTGAGTCGCAATTATTTAATCAAGACGCAACTCGCTATCGCAAAGGCGCGGTAGACAATGAAAGCATACGATCTGACATTAGCGGCGAGCTGGAGCAATACGATAATTTGCTTCAATCTGGTGAAAAATTTGTAATCGGTAATTGCTTATTTTGTGTCCTAAGAAGAGATATACCTGTATTTAACCGCAACGGATCAGCGGACATTACTGTAACGCTGCAATGTGAAGAAATATACGACGCCGCCCAAGGGTCCATCGGCTTAGTAAATCCGACGTATGTGTTTAACGAAAAAGCACTTCCCGAAAACATTAACGGTCCTCGCGTAGACATTGGTCAGGCATGGTATCCGCTGTGCCAACAAGATATAGCTTCGTTCCAAAATGTTCGTCAGTGCAGTTACACCGAAATCGGCATCCGTTCACAAGTGTGGATGCGATTCAACGGTCTTACAAACTTCATCTCCCTACCAGGACCAGCAAAACTATCGGATCTAGACGACCGTAATATCCAAGTTCAGGCTGGTACTGTCCAAACCTATGGGATGCGCTACAGCTTTTTCTCGCTGTATGTACGTCCAGCAGATGCTGGACCAAGTGCTAGTTGGGCACGCATCAATCAAATCCCTTTGGCCGTGCGCGGTAATGCACCACGCGATATTTTCAACTACTTACGAATTGCTCACCCCTTAAAACAGTGGGAATTCCGCTTGCGACCACTAAGTTCGGGCGAGCTAGTTCAAATTATTGGCAGCAATAGTGGTTTTTTACGGCTAGACACTAAAGAAAATTTCGTAAAAGTTCCTACGCTTGTCAACAATCAGCAGTTTACGTTTTACACTAAAGGCATTGAAGAGCGCATTGGTGATATAGCAATTAGCCCGCAAATGGTCAACGGGCGCCGCAGCAATCCGACTACAACCACGACATTTACTTTTGTTGTGACCTTGGTGCGAGCAGAAGTAAACGGCGTTACCGCCAACGAAAAACAAGTAAGTAACGGTATCGCAAAAGCAATTAACAAAGATCCCGACCCAGATGCTTCTGAGGGTGCGTACCCGAATGTCCCTTGGAGCGGCACACCTTTAGGCGGTACATATACCTTTGTAGATGCCGATGCCGCATTGTTCAAATTAACCGGAGCTGACTCAACCGAGATGCAGCTCAAGATGACTTTGCGTGCAACTCAACTACTCGGTCCGTATAACAATAATCGAGATATTTGGTGGACTATTGACAGCATTGATCCTATCTACATTTCTCCTGGTGTTACGAGTACTAAATGGAAAGACGGTACTGAGTATCAAATCAGTAAAACTTTATTTGACGGTAGCAAGATTACTTATACCTTCCGCCTGAACATCAGAAAAGCTGACAAGCAAACCAATATCGACGATGCCGAGCGCATTTTTGAGGCCAATGCGGCGATCTCTGAAGTCTCCCATTATGGCGATTTAATTACCCGCAGTTGCGATAGCGCTGCCGAACACGAAATCGTTTACGTCAACGAAAGTATCGACCCCGGAAAAAACGCTACCTACACGGGTTGCGCCATGGCGGGCTTAAAAGTTCGCAGCTCCCGCAACCTTGCCGGACTGGAGCAACTGCACATCTATCAGAAAAACGGCATCCTCGTAGAACGCCACGAGCGCACAGCGCAGGGCAACATCATCAGTTACGCCGCCACCGAGTCATCCAACATTTTCAGCGATCTGGTTTATTACTTACTGACCAACAGCCAAGCGGGCTTGGGTGAACTGATTGACAAGAATCAGATTGATCTTGGCTCCTTTGCCACGACGGCATCCTTCCTGAAAGCCAATAAGTTGTACTACGACGACGTGATCGTTGAGCCAACGAATATCCGCGATTTTGTCGCCAGTATCGCGCCGTCCATGCTTTGCAACATGGTCACACGTAACGGCAAATTTGCGCTTGAGCCTGCGTTGCCCTATGACCCGACCACCTACCTGATGATGCCGAAATTCCCGGTAACGCCTTCGATTTTGGTCAAAGCGCTATTTACGGACGGCAACATCATCGAAGATTCCTTCGAGCTGAATTACCTCAACTCAGAAGAGCGCAAGCCAATGAAGGTGGCGCTGCGTTACCGCTCTGAATATCCCAACCGTTTCCCGGAAGAGCGCACAGTGTTGGCGTCGTACAACAACGATCCGGCATGGTCAAACGCCCCAATCGAAGAGTTTAATTTCACCCATATCACCAGCTACGAACACGCTGCCCTCGTCGCCAAGTATTTCCTGAGCGTGCGCCGTAATATCACCCACACGATTAGTTTTAAAACCACGCCTTACGGCAACGCACTGGCACCAGGTGACTACATCCGCGTTGTTACACAGCAGAACATTTACAACACTGCTATTTACAACGATGGTTACATCACCGAAGACGGCAGCGTTATTTCATCCGAACCACTGGCGCAAAATCAGCAGCACGACGTTTTCCTCTGGGACCGCTCAGACCGCGAAGTCAAAGAAACGCAAATTTTCGTAGACATCAACAACAAAGTACAAAGCGACAAAAATGCCTTCTTTGCGATCCGCGATAATAGCAATACCTACAACTTGGTGTACTTGGTCGAATCACTGCAGCTTGACCAAGACGGACTGGTGCAAGTCGTCGCCAGCCACTACCCAGTCACACTTGCCCGCAAGAGCGTGATTTCAGAAGAAATCAATGTCCAGACAGGCATCTTTACAATAGAAACGTCCACCTGAGCGCCATGGCATACCCATCGTCTGTGGTTCCCACCTCGCGCTCGGTGCGACTGGGCGATTATCCGGTTCGGTCGTTTCGCGCTCAAAACGGTAAGGAACTGCGGATGCTGTATGGCAACCGCCGCAGCGGGCAGGAACTGGAACTGACCTACGAAAACATTTCGGATTCGGATGTTGTCGGTTTTACCGCCCACTACGAGGACATGAAGGGCACACACGGATCCTTCGATGTTCCAACCTCCAACTTTGACGGCTGGGGCGCAAATGTTGCCTCCCCGTTTCAAGAACCCCAAAACAACCTGTACCGCTTTGCGGATGCGCCTCAGATCACTAGCGTGAGACCAGGGCGTAGCACCGTTGTTGTCCGTCTCGTGAGCGTAATCCGATGAGCAAGATGTACACAGGCCGCGACGGTCGCATGTTGCTCGGCACCACCGACCTCGGCAAGGTGACCAACTGGACCCTGCAGGCGGATCTGGAAACACTGGAGACCACCTCGTTAGGTGACTACCAGCGCGAATACACACCCGGCGTGCAGTCCTTCAGCGGAAGCGCCACACTGCTGTATTACAACGACGGCACCGCAAACGACGCCAGCACGCTTTTGCGTGAAATCGTCAAAACCGGCAGCGTGACAACACCAGTAACGCTGACTTTGCGGTTGACTGATGGCACAACCAACAGCGATGCAACCTTCAGCGCTTATATCACCAGCGCCAGCATTGGCGCATCCGTGGGCGAAGTATCGTCAGCGCAAATTAGTTTCCAAGCCACTGGCGCACTGACCACCGCAACACTGTAATGAGCGTCTACCTTGGCACTTACGGTTACGTCGCCCTTAAGCGCACATCGCCAACACAGGCTGTGCAAACAGTGCTGCGTATCGGTGACGTAAACGCTGGTGCCAACCGCTTTCTTTTACGCGACGACAACAATACATTTGTAACCGGCGATTACATTTACATCCAAAACAACGCCGTTGCTGATCTCGACTTTATCGCTGCAAGCGGCTGGTACGACAGCCAAAGACACCGCGATGGCAACTGGTACATCAATGTTGACGATGTAGGCGGCATCAGGCTTTACGACACTTACGCCAAAGCGATTAGCGGCAACTCTGCCGAAGCTGTTGATATAACCGTACCCGCCGCAGATTTAACTCTCAACATCACAATTCAAAACAAGGATTACTTAACTCTCGGACAGGTCACTAATTACGAGTTAAGCACACAGCGCGAAACGATTGACGTTACTGCTTTAAGCGACCAATTCCGCTCGCAGTTCGGTGCGTTAATGTCCGGCTCTGGTTCGCTCCAAGCGCACTGGAACTATCAAAACGCAGGCGAACAATCCAACTATTTGCTGCAGCTTGCCATTCGTACTGAAATTGGCAGCACGTTTGACGCCCGGTTTTACATCAAAACGGCGGAATACACCTCAGGGATGGGGATCGACGAGACAGACGACGAGATTTATTACGAGGTCTCGGGCGTCATCACACAGGCTGGGATTGCCTTTTCGCCAGATTCCATTGTTCAAGTCAACGCTGATTTTGTAACCACTGGTCCAATCCGCTTGAAGGTGCGGACGCTGAGTTACGACGAACTGCTCCAGGAAACTGGCGATCGCATCCTGCAAGAAAACAGCAGCTCAATTCTGCTGGAGTCATCCAACTAAACTGGTAGCTAAGAGCCTCCAGCCGTAAAGACGTGGCCGATCTAAAAATTTCCCAGCTAACGTCCCTGCCTGGCGGGAGCGTAGATGCTGGCGATGAACTGGCGATTGTTCATTTAGGCGATACCCGTAAGGTCACGGTCAAAAACCTGCTGGAAGGCGGCGTTGATGACATGGATTCGGCTACGATCCCAAGCGCCAAGGTCGATTTTGCCGCTGGTTCCATCGTTGCTGCCTCATTGGCGACTGATGCGGTTACAACAGTCAAGATCCAAGCTGACGCGGTAACTGGCGCCAAGCTGGCTGATGATTCCAGCGCCGTTGTTATCGCCACCAGCCTGCGTGGCAGCGGTGATTTTGAAGGTCAGCTTCACGTTGATAGCGATACCGATAAGGCTTCCTACTGGGACGGCAGCGCATGGGTTTATCTCAAGGCTGCAGGTTCTGTCAACACAGTCACGGGCGTCACCAGCGGCATCGTCAACATTGTTTCTGCCGCCAGCAACGACTCGATCACGCTGACCCCATCACTAGACAACACCAGTAATGCCAACGAGTTTTTGGCTGGTCCTACAGGTGGTGGCGGTGCTGTTGCTTACCGCACGATTGATCCATCAGACCTGCCTTTAGCCAACACCTCACTGCGTGGTGCGGTGATCGTCAACGGCAACGGCTTGACGATGGATGCAGGCGTCATCGAAATCGACAACACCGTCACCGCACAAGCCAGCCCGGTCTTCCACAAGATCGCTTACAACGCCCAAGGTCTTGTCACCAGTAGTTCCTCTGTCGCTGGCGCTGATCTGCCTGTTGCCACATCCAGCACACCTGGCGCTGTTCAGCCTGGCACTGGTCTTGTTGTTGATGGCGTCGGCGTCCTGAACCACGACAACGCAGTTGCTAGCGGCACGGTCAGCGGCATCAGCTACGACACCGAAGGGCATATCACCAATGCGGTGCCCTTGGTTGCCGGCGACATTCCCAACCTCGACGCCAGCAAAATCACAACGGGTTCGCTGGATGTAGCCCGTATTGCTGCCAACACAGTTACTGGCACAAAGCTGGCGAACTACGCCATCACCAAGATTGGTGACACGCAGCCGACTGCTGACCAGATCGGCCAATTCTTCTTTAATCCGCTGACTCGTGACCTGTTCCTCTGGGACGGCAACGTGTTCCAGCCGATCGGCATCTCGGTCGGTGAGATTATTTTCGCTGGCACGTTCGATGCGTCTGCCGGTGGCGGCACCGGCTTGGTTGCTTCGGTAACTGACGAGGGCACTGCAATCGGCTTAGTTGTTGGTCAACCGTTGCCAGCCGCCGCAGCGGCCAATAACCGGTACTACCTCGTGGTGTCGGAGGCTGGCACGATCACCAGCGGCAACGCACCAAATGTTGCGCTTAGCCCGCCGGACATTGTGCTGTCAAACGGCAACCAATGGACTGAAATCGACGTTTCTCAGACGATTACCAGCGTTAGCGCCAACCAAGTCAGTTACACACCAAGCGGCAGCGTTTCGGCTAGCAACGTCCAAGCTGCAATCGACGAGCTTGACACAGAGAAATTAGCCAAGGCAGGTGGCACCGTTACCGGTCAAGTGCTGATTGGCACGACTGGCTCGCTGGCGTTTGAAGGCAGCACAGATAACGCTTTTGAAACCAGCGTTGCAGTTACCGATCCAACGGCTGATCGCACCGTCACGATCCCGGACCAAGACGGCAACTTCCTGATTAGCGGTAACGCCAGCATCGTCAACGCTGACATCAATGCCTCCGCTGCGATTGCAGACACAAAACTCGCCACAATCAGTACCGCCGGCAAGGTAGCCAACTCGGCAACCACTGCCACCAACGCCAACACCGCCAGCGCCATCGTTGCGCGTGACGCCTCCGGTAACTTCAGCGCGGGCACAATCAGCGCAGCCCTGAGCGGCAACGCCAGCACCGCGACCGCACTCGCCACCTCGCGGAACATCCAAGGTGTTGCCTTCGACGGCACCGCCAACATCACGGTCGTCACCGCCGGAAGTGGCATCTCGGTAACCGGCACAGCGGTCGCTAACACCGGCGTCCTCTCGGTGAACGGCAACGCTGGCGCGATTACAAACGTGGCGGTAACTAATGCCGCCCAGAGTTTTACTGCACAACAACGCGGGACAATTTCTGCACTAACAGATGGCGCAACGATTACGCCGGATTTCAGTGCTGCTAATAATTTCAGCGTTACGCTAGGGGGAAACCGAACACTGGCTAACCCAACTAATTTGACGGCTGGAGCTAGTGGCTGTATCTGGATTACGCAAGATGGCACCGGATCGCGGACCTTGGCTTATGGCAGCTACTGGGACTTCACCGGTGGCACTGCACCAACGCTGACGACAACAGCCAGTGCGCGAGATTGTCTGGTTTATTCAGTGCAATCCAGCACGCAGATCACCGCAACCCTGATCACCAACCTGAGCTGATCTGATGATTCCCGGAAGCGCTAATCCCCTCCTGCTTGCCAGTGCTGCAGCCGGTGGATATTCCATTAGTAGAAGCCTTCGTTTCAACAGTAGTGACAGTGACTTGTGGCAAAACCTTTGTAATACACAGGAGGCAGCAAAATGACTATCCCAGGAAGCGCAATATCTCTTCTTCTTGCAGGCGCAGCTACCGAC